TCTGACTTGATAGGGAAGAAGACAACGCTAGTTGTATCTGGTGACTCACTTGCTGGTTCTACTCTGTAGTTAGCCAACTTAAAGAGTGGCAACATTGGGTCAGAGTTAGAGAAGCGAATAGCACGATTAAAGTATTCACCACCAACTGTCCAGTGAACTCCAGGAGATTCACCAGCCAAGATTGAAACTGTTCCTGATGGCTTAACAGTTGTCATCTTGATTGACTCACGGATACCCAACCATTCAGAGTATGTGGTGTCATAAGTTTTAATAACTTTATAACCCTCATCCATCCATGTACGAAGAACTGGAAGACCACGATTGTCTGCAAAGTTAGCAACACCAGATACAGATGTACCGATGCGACGGTTACGTTGCATGATTGCGTTTGTCTCTTCCCAGTGGGTTGGAAGAAGAGTTACAGTCTTTGCGTAGAGGTATGCAAACTTAAGTGTTCGGTTGTAATCCTCTAGTGTCTCGTGACGGTTTAGGTATGTTTCAACCAAGGTGCACATTTCAAATGACTCTAGGCTCTGCTCTGCGCAAGGGTTGTAGCCAGCGATGCGATGATCCTTGTTGTTGATTGGATCTGCAAGACGACCATACTTCTTGGAAACATCTAGCCAAATAACTCCTGGCTCACCATTACGAGCGATGCCATCAACGATAGGAGAAAGATCTTGACCAACACTTACAGATACAGAGTTGTTTGACATCCAACCCCATCCTGGAGTTTCTGGATCGTATGAGTTACGTTCTGGGAAAACTTCTGCGTTTTTAAGATTTAAGAAGTCTGGATCGTCAATAGAACCAATTAAAAGTTCTGCGGAGCGACGTACGTTGCCAGATACAACACAGACACCAATTAGGTTTCCAATATCTGCGATGTCCTTGCGTGTTACAAGTTCACCTGCGCGACCCTTGAATAGTTTGTGGATGTAGTTGTGTAGACGCTCTAGTGGTTCGTGACCTGCGGCTGTTCCACCAAAGGTTGAGATAGGTGCACCTGCAGGACGTACCTCTGAGTAATCAAACTCTAGGCAGTTCTGATCAGCCTTTAGGTATGAGTTAATCAGCATAGATACTGAATCAACCCAGCCTTCGCGAGTGTCAGGTACTACATAAGTTGTGCACTCTGACTTAGGTTCGTAGATTGTGAATTCTTTATCTGCACCCTTGTCGTCAAAGCCAACGCCAACGCCAAGCATGGATGCTTCCATAAGGAATGTAAATGGACGTGACGGATCGTTCTTTGTCATTTCCATTGAAGATACGAAAGCGCAGTTCTGAAGTGCTGCTGAGTTCTTTTGTACGTTAACGATTGGAGTTCCCATTACCCAAAGTCCGCGACCTGGAGGTGTCCACTTTAGATTGAATAGGCGATCAAATGCTTCTTTTGCAGAAGCCTGAGCCTTAGCATCTGACCAAGGTAGACGATTAGTTTTGCAGTGATCTTTTTGAAGTGAGTACATACCTTCGATTACACGCTGACAAACATCTACCCAAGTCTCTTTGTGACCATTTTCCTTTAGACGCGAGTATGTGCGTAAGAAAGTAATTTCACCAACCGAGTTGCCACCTGCATCTCTATACCCAAATGGTGCCTTCTTTTCGTTATAAGAGGCTACAAACTCTTCATTTAGGCGGAATGAGAAAACTACAGTGGACATAGGTGAACCTCTTTTTTAGGTGGTATTTGTGGTGAGAAGAAAATACTAGCAGGTTCACCTTAGGGGTATTTACTCTGGGTAGCAAATACTCTCTTGGAAAGGATTACTTTTCCCATTGATTTCAGCGCGGACGACAGCGATACTTGCTTGCACTCCGTATATAAACTGTTCAGCATCTTTGCGTACTTCGATACTGTCGATGATACTCTGAAGTTTTTCTAAAATTTGAAACAGTTTTTCAGACTGACTTGATTGCATTTCAAGGTTATGAGTGTAGTAATTTTCAATCATAGTTATCCTAAAAATCTCCTGGCGCTACTTGAAAACAGGTAAGACCGAGTTCACGCCACATATCTACGACCCGCTGACGATCATCAAAAACACAAAGCACATCATGATGATCAGCAATTTTTTCTTCATAAATTTCTTTCTTTACTACGTCGTCTTTACGAAAGTCATTACGTTTTCTCATATGTAGAGAGATGTATGGGGGAGCAAAGAGTCGCAACCATTCACGGGTTGCTTCCTCTGTTTCGTTGCTTCGTCCAGTTACGTAAATTATTTTATACCCTTGATGGTATAAAGCCGTTACGACTTCTATAACTTCTTTTTTGGGAGAGTCTTGGATTATCTTGGAAAAGTCTGTGTCGTAAGGGTCTCGGAGTTCAGGATCATGAAGCGCGATAGTTCCGTCTAGGTCTACAAGAATTACTTTGCTTGTCATCCTAGACCGTCGCATCTTGTGCAGATTCCATATGCTTTGCCATGCTCGCAGAACCATAACGGTTCATTGTCTAATGGCTCTTGATCTTCCATTAATCTTTTTCCTCTACTGCTATCTCGTAGTCTCTAGCAAAGATTTTAGAGTTGTATGAGTAAAGTTTATTGTCAACATCCTTGATAATGAAGTCTCCAACATCTACACGTCTATTTCCTTCAGTTGTGTAGATAGTCAAAGCCATCAGATTTCTGGTGTGGCGATAGGCAATGTGAGGTAGACCTTCTAAAAAGGTAAGAACCTCTTGTGCGTTTTCGCCTGTCCAATGGATTGCGTCAACTAAGAGTGGCTTCTTTCGATAAAGAACCATTACTAACTCCAGTCACGAATACGAAGATTTACTTATATGTGTGTGCTTATCTTCGTGATATTTAAAGTGCAAGTCTTTGCTGGACTCTTTCACTATTCTAAAGCACAGACTGCATTTCCATAGGTGAAAGTTAAAGACACGCCTAAAAGACATTCCAAACTGGTGGGTTGGTGGCACCGAATATGTGCCGTCCCCGTTAGAGTACGGACAACTCACTTGGCATCTCCACGTCTAATTCTGCGTTCATTGAGACAACTACCTCAATTAAAACTGATTGCACTGACATAAATAAGGCTTCGCATAAGTTATGAAGTATCTCGGAAGAAATCTCTTTTTGCCCGCGTTCCACTTCAGATAGGTAACCCAAGGACATATAAGCACTCTTGCTTAGGTCTCTTAGACTTCTACCCTGAGATACCCTTTCGTTTCTTATTACTTGGCCGAGGTGTTCTCTAAAGTTGGTCACGCGTAAATCTCCATCTTTGGTTTTTCAAAAGTTTTTCTGTGAGTGATTGTTGAAGAGCATAGTGCACCATCTGGTTTGTGGTGCGGTATTGCAATAACTTCTTCAGAAGTTGCTTTCCAATCCCCGCGAAATATGTTGTGGATATTTCCCTGCTGGTCTTTGTGGTAGCAGATGTATCTGTATTCTGTGATCATTTTGTCATTTATCCTTTTGTAGTTAGGTGGTGTTACTTTCTCCACCATCTTTTTTTCTGACACTCTGGGTGTATTGAAACACCATACTCTGGGTACTTACTTATCCCGTAGTTGAGTGCGTCATTCTTGGTTTTAAATTGTATGTGCTTAGTGGTTGCTTCAAGTTCGTTTTTATTCTTGTCAGATGCAAAACCGTGAACGGCAGCGAATCCACCGTCAGGGTGTTTTCTAATTATGTAGAAGTCGTCACTGCTCATTAGGTATTTTTATTGCCTCTCTTAGTTCTTGAGCCGCATGGTAGTAAGACAATAGTTTAGTTCTGTCGTATTCAAATCCGTAACCTGGGTCTTGGTTCTGCCACTTGACTGATAATTCTCTAACGCGCTCTAGTGCTTCGTAATGATTCTCGTCGCAACCGCACTCTTTGCAGAAAAACTTTTGCGGAGTCTTGTCGTACTTATCTTCGTCCAATGCTCTACTGGTATCGCAAGGGAATTCCATGTCGCATTCAAAGCAGTAAGTTCCACCGAGGTTACCTTTGTGTAAGGCTCTTACTCGCTCTAGTGCTTCTACCGCTTTTTCTAACGAAGAGTAGATATTCTCCACTTTTTATCTTTCTCTTATTGCTTGTACAGTTCTGCATGGGTGTGGAGTTTTACACTCTTTACAAACCTCGTCGGTGCTGTGAGTTGACCAACGCATTGGTGCATGAATCTCTTTAACTCTTTTAATTGCTTTTTTATTCTTTTTCATTACTCAATCCTACAACTAGCCCAGCCTTGAGACAGACTTGTTTCATTGGACAAATCCCACAAACTTCTCCTGAGATCTCACAGTACTCTGTGGTGTTCCTAAGTTGAGTTTCTAGTTGAGTGATTTTCTCTGTGAGTTTTTTAATCTCTAGATTCATCTCGTATCTGACTTCTTTTCTTGCTTGTCCGCATCTGTTGCAGGGGCAGTAGTCAGATTTAGATTCTGGGATGTCTGATGCGCTGGAAGCCGCCATTACCAACCACCTATGCAGTCATTAGAGTGAGTATGAATCCAAACGTTACCTTCCATATGCTTCTTAGTTGGTGCATATAAGTTGGTGTCGCAAGCACCACAAGTGTATGCCCACTCCTCTGAAAAGAAGTTAAATCTAAATCCTTTAGACATTACGGTAGACAATGTCTAGAGTCTTGCATGGGTAAGTTTCTGATCCGCACTCTTGGCATGTTAGGACTAAGTTATATCCCTCTTTAGTTTCCATGCTGTGGAGTTCTTCGATTGCATCAAGTTTTTCAAATACTTTTTCCATTTTGCATTTCCTTTATTAAATGCGTTTAGATAATGCCTTTTCCAATTCGCGCATTTCGAAAGCGTGAATCAGTTGGGCTTCAATTTCCACCGCATCCGCTTCACGCGAAGTTGGGGTTTCCTGAACAACTGCGGGCTTCACATCACGCGAAACCATTAGTTTTTTCAGAATTGAAGATGCGGTGGTTGCATCTTTTCGGGAAACGCCTGCTTCACGCAGTAGTTTTTCGATTACTCGCGGATTCGGATTGCCCTGGGCATCAAAGGCTTCCAGGGTTTGAATTTCCGCG